GTAATCACAGAACGCATCCACGCTGCCCTTCTCAATCTTTATCTCGTCAACCACCACGCAGCCCCTTGGCAGCTGTTGGATGACCAGTGCGCAGAGTGGGTTGATGTTGAAATCGACTGAGATGAAGATCGGGATGTTGCGATTAAGTGCAACACTGTCATCGATGTGCCTATCGTCTTGCCACTCGTACAAGAACGGATTAGCAACGTCATCCAAGATGTCCCAATCACCCTCGACAAATCTTTGATACTGGACAGGCGGCAACTCCTTCAAGCTCTCAAGGTACTCGGCAGGGATGTGTGGGTTGTCGGTTATCTTACTCGGGATGTAGCTCCACTTCTCAGGCAGACTGTTGTCTCGATAGCGGTCGTAGATGATTGACTTAACCCAATTGTTAGCAGGGTTGCACGTAGCAAGGCAAACAATCGGCGGCTTGCCATGCGCCTTGTTCCAACTGCCGATACGCTCCTGCACCTTGTAGAAGGTCGGCTCTTGCAGCTCGTTGACTTCATCGAGCCCTGCGCCGTTAACCTCGAGACCACGAAAGCGGTTGAGGTCTTTATCTTCATCGAAGCTTTCCGCCATGAAGATGAGCTCTGATCCATTGTTGAATGTCACAACATTGGTGTCTCTGTTCCACGATCTGATGTGGGCATTGAGCCCATCACCAAGCAGTCCAGTAAAGCTTGGGAAGGTTGTACGCTTAAGGTCGGGCAAACTCTTGCGAATGATCACCCATCGACTGCCGCCGTAGTGCAGCGCAAGATGGCTAATGGTGAGCAGCAGCCAGTAAGTCTTGCCGCCTCGAATCGCGCCGCCGAAGACAATCACACGCTTCTCTCCGCTTATTGCCTGGTCGAATGCAACTGTCTGTGTCTCGGTTAGCGTGTAGCTCATTCACTCTTTGGCTCTGTGCGAATGATCACCAAGGGCTCAGTGCTTGTAATGTTGGTGTCGGTCGTTTGCTTGGGCTTGCCGTAGCCGCGATCAAGCAGCATCTCTGCCGCCTTGATGTCTCCACGCAATGCCTTGGCTTCAATTGCCTTAAGGATGCGCTCGGCAGTTGTTAAGCCGTTCTTCTCATCACCCAAGATGTCAGCCATAATCTTGCTAAGCTCGGGCAGCTTCTTAGGTCTCCCATTAGGGTTGCCTGTTTGGCCCTTCTTGAACTTATGCGGAATTATATTCTCTGGCTTTGGCATCGCTGTTTTGTCGTTGTTTCAGTTACGCTTCTTAAACTTAGCCGCTTCAGCGTTAGCAATTGCCACCGCTTGCTGTGGTGAGTAGCCTTCATCGATTAGCTTTCTGATGTTCATCTGAATGACTTGTGGCGAGTCTCCTTGGAATAGTGGCATAGCTTTACAAAGATAGTGTTTTGCTGCGTTTGATATCCTCCTCTGTTAATTTCAATCTTACAACCTTGTTGTAGATTATAACATCGGCGGTCTTGTATCCTGCATCTGAATCGCGCAGTGCTCCAATCAAGTATTCGTTTGGCGCATCCATTTGCAAGTCCTCTGATGCTTCCATAATCTTCTGCATTGCCTTAAGCTTGAATGTAACCTCAACATCTTGTACTTGTCCGATTGGAGTCAAGTATCCAGTAAAGGTGTCATCTTGCAGCCTCATGTATCCACTTCGCCATCTGTTAGCAGCCATAATCTTCTGTGCGTTTTGATTTGTACTGTTCAAGGTATGAGTAAATAAGTCGCTTGATATCCTCCTTCTTGCTCTTAGGCACTCGCAAAGTTATGTTGCAAGTGTCCTCTCCGTACTTAAACTTCGGGCCAGCTCCTTTCCTTTTGCCGCCGTGCGTGTTAACTATCTGTTCCATTGCCTGCAAATATAGGAATTAACTTTTGATTGTGCAATTTCAAAATCTTAATCCATCGAGCGCATCGTTTTAAGTAGTACATGTAGACGATGCTCTCGGGGTTGGCATTCATCAAGTGCATCCTGAAGCTTTCATGCGTTCGCTGTGTTGAATGATATGTCACGCAGCCATCGACAATCTTGCCCTCGATTGGATAATACTCGTTCATGGTCTTAATGATCTTCTCTTCAATTGTCAATTCCATCGTTAATGATTTTTAAAAATTCTGCCTCACTTCTTACAATGTGATACTCATGCCCGAGTGATAGGCAAAGCTTCTCGAAGCTGATTTGCTGAGGTGACTGCTTGCCGATGTCGGTCTTCCATTCAATCCAACATGTCTTGCCGTTTGGCTTGAGGAAGCACATGTCAGCAACACCGGCAATGACTCCCATTGCTTTATTCATTGCACCCTTGATGCCGTTGATTGAGTTGTTGTTGATCGCAAAAATGCGTCCTCTTAAGTCTGGGCGGGCGTTCCAAAGGTTTTGGAAGGCTCTCGCTTGGTTTTGTACTTCGCTCATTGCATCATCTGCATCATCTGCATCACCCACTTTTTCACACTTTGGAGGTTGCTTATGTGTGTGTGTGTGTGTGTGTGTGTGTGCATGTATATATATATTCTGTTAATTATTAATAAATCAAGATGATGCTGATGCAATCCTCTGTGAATGTTGTGGCAGTAGCAACTCCGTGCATCAGCCTTGTTTTGACTAAGCTGATGCAAGATGATGCAATTATTCAAAGTTTTTGAAGATGTTGTACATCATAACTAACTGACCACGTTTGCCTCTGCGCTCTTTTCGGAATCCAAGTGTGGTTAAAATTGAGCCGATGCGCTGCGTGTTGAGGTAGTTAAATTTCGTCTCGAGCATGAGGTACTGTTGTATGTCGGTGAGCGACATCCACTCTCCAACTGATGTCTCAGATGCAGGAGAAATCTTCTTGTTGATAAGATCGTCCTCTGGAGTCGATAGCTTAAACATCTCTGTTGCTTGGTTTAGCTTGATAATATCTTCTTTAAGAATTGTGTGCTCGCATCCTGCTTGGAACATGCAATACAGCTCGCGCCAAAGTGCAGCCTTGTCGCACTGGTTGTAAAGCTCATGGTCGATGTCAAGGATGTGCAGAGGTATCTGCCTGCGGTTTCCTGTTGGATCGTTAAGTAGCTGCGTTTCGTTTGATGTTCCGCAGAATACTGCAAGCCTTCTGATATCAAGTGATACTCTTCCGTATGGCTCGCGCACATTGATAAACTCTTTAGAGGTTAGCTCCTTAAGTCGCTTGTCTTCCTTCTTGGACTTTCCACCGTACTCATCATCAAGGATAAACCACTTTTTGCACATTAGGATTTCGTCATCCTTTCCGGCATCCATCTTGGACTCAGCAAATAAGTAGCGCAGTTCTTTGGGAAGAAGATACCGGAACCAATGTGTTTTACCAGTGCCTTGCTTTTCTCCGCAAAATATCAAGACCAGTGGCGAGTGGATACCGTATGCAGATGCGACAGCAGAAAGCAGCCATCGAGTGATGTACATGTCTGCATTAGGTGTGTCAGAGATGACACTCGCAAGAAGTAGCTGAAGGTTAGGATATTTGAAGTTGGTAGGTTGGAAGAGATCCTGCTCAAAGAATTCGTGCAATGGGTTGTACGTGTTTATTCTATTCGAGAATAGTATCGATGTAACCAGGTCCTTGCTTGATTCTTTGAACACTGCTTTAGAATCAAGGAATATGGAATTGATGTCGTTGTCATCAATCGGCTTGCCGTTTAGCTCGATGTTGCGAGTGATTAAGTTCCTTCGCAGATCATAGGTATTGACGAATGCTGCGATGTCGGTGCTTATTGAATCTGATTTAAACTTGATGTCCTTGCTAACAATCTGCTCAACTATCTCTTTTGAATCTTCAGGACTATATCCAGATACCTCGAGTGACTTAACAATGCTATCAGCTGAAAGCCCTGCCGCCTTTTGCGATGTTGTGAATCGCGCAATTGCCTTAGTGTGCTCTGAATATACATTGATCCCGTTCTGCTTTGCATGGTAGTAGATAGTGCCGATTGTCGACTTCTTGCTTTTGGATTCGCTATGGTTCTTAAGACAAGCATCGAACTGGCTGTCGCAGTCGATTGAGTTGTACTTGGAGGAGTGCGATGATAAGGTGTGAAAATATTCGCGGCCTTGCTCTTGGAACTCTTGGATTAGCGCATAGCAGATACTTAGCCAATCGGAGTAGTCTTCGCATAGGTTGATGCCTTTCTCATCCATCTGCTTAATCATTGCATCAAAGTCGGTTTTGATTACCATCACCTTTGGATGCTTCTGCTCCTTCTTTTTCGGAAGATACTTCTTGAATGTTGCTGACTCGGTGTTGAGCAGCATAAAAGGATCGTAAGAAACG